TACTTTTTTTGCTTCAATATCTTCTTTAGGTAATAATTTAAATGACATATCAAATACCGTTTGAGCATCAACCTCACAAGTCTTAGCCAACTTAGTACATGTTATAACAATCATTGCCCCAACCGCCTTTAACATTTTTGGTCCATATCCAGTAGTTTCACCCACATCATACCCTTGTTTTTTTAGTTGTAACCACAATTTATTTACAGTATCTACACCTGATTTCGCACCATATCTCCAAATACCTAAAGCCTTCGCAGTTTGATTACCAAAATCCCAATCTTTAGTTATATTCCATCCAATTGCAATTAAAAAATCTTGTACACCACCAGCACCTTCATATGGGTTAGGAACTCTTGAATCAGTAAGGAATTTTTTTTCCGCAATTTGTTTATAATACCAACATCTCTTACCCGCACTAACCCCTTCAACAAGTAATTGACTTTCACTAATAACCCTCTTTACTATTCTATGTAAATCAGATTCAGTTAATTTAATTATTTTTTTCATCTAATGTTTATATAATTCTTTTAGTTTATCTAAAGTAAGTTTAACATCATTAAGGTTGTGTTGGATACCTATACCTCCATTAGTTTTCCAAGAATCTATATTGGTTTTACTGTCATCGATAAGTATTGAATTGGGGTTAGAATATTTTTTTTTATCCGTACCAGAACCAACGAACATTATTTTAGGTATAGGGGATAAATATTCTTCCACCTGATTCGTTTTAATTTTTTCGTTTTTCTCAATATTTTTTGTACCTCTCGCAGATAATATTATAGGGTTGTATTTTTTAATACCATTCCATAATTCTCCACCAATATAACTGGTATCATCTCCTTGACCTCCATCGTCCGCACCCATTTTCTCAAACAAAACTCCACCCATATCAACATATAATATGTATGAATTATTATTTTGCTCTGTCTCTTCTTTTATTATTCTTTTAATTAACCCTTTCATTACCTTTCTAAATTGTTAATACCACTTAAATTTATTGGCTTTACAGTTTCATCATAATAATCGTCACCATCAAAACCATATTTTCTTATTACACTATCTTGTTCATTTCTTTCTATAACTTCCCAACCACTGCCATCAAACACCTCATAATAAATCCATTGTCCACCTATTTTAGGGTGAACAAACACATCACCACCATTGTCAATTCCGTAGATTTTTAACTCCCTACCAAATATAACTTCAAGTACTTTTAAAATCTCACTATTAGTTAAACCCATTTTATCCATATCTGTGACATATGGTGGGTTTATTATGGTAGCAATCTTTTTATAAAGATTATTTTCCACATCTTCTTTAAGTATTTTTTTAACTATATTTTTTATGAGTAATCTATTCATATTAACTACATTGTCCCCACGAGAAACTTCTAACTCTACATCTCTTTTTTGAAGTGATGTTTATATTAAATGCACATAGTATAGTTTTTAGTAACCATATACCTACCAATGTTACTAACGCAACACTAGCAATAGTTAACACTAACGCAGGCATTGTAAAAGAACCAAACAATGTCACTAAAGCCATACTAGTGCCAAAAAATTCTTTAAGTACTTCTTCACCTTCAGTTTCTGTATCTGCCTCAGATTTTTTAGATTTAATATTTTTATATAGTTTTTTAATATCACCACTACTTAACGTATTAAGGAAATCTATAAACTTATCCAAATATTCTTTGATAGTCTTAAGTGCTTCTTCCGCACCATCTTTAAATTTTTCTCTAACAACTTGTCCGAATTTTTTATCTACATACACACCTATATCAGAAAATTGACATATCTCAGCATTGTCTATTGAGTCTACCATACTTTGTTCATCCTGAACAGTCACACCAATTTCATTCATAATTTCCTCACCACCATCAGACTTTAGTTCATCCATAAATGATTTCATGTTGTCATCATCAATATCGTATTCTCTAAGTAAAGTTTTTTGTTCACTTTTAGTTGTACCCATTTCATATTCAAAAAGGTATTTAATTTTGTCGATTTGTTGTTCTATTTTAGTCTTCATATTTATTTTATATATAAATATACCATTAAACATAAAAATCCGTATGGTTTACCATACGGATCTTGTTAAATTTGTCTACCTATAAACTAATATTCAGGATTTATATATGAATCATTTATGTTATGTTTATCTTTAATAGTAACCCTATTTTTTTTACTATTTTTTTCATTAATACTTTTGGTGTATTTAATCATCTCCTTCATCAAATGGGTATCAACGAACATATAAGATTCTTTTAATTTATCGTCTATAATTTCTAAACTTTCCATATTATTTAATCTATAACATCTACTAAAAATTGCCCAGAACCTAATTTAACTTTATACAAAGTTTGTCCTTCTTGCGGTGAAATCTCATCCATTTCATCCATCCATTGATCCCAATTTTTATCTAATAAACCAACAAATGCGTCATTATTACCTCTATCCTTATATCTTTGGATGTATTCATCTTTTAGGCTTCTATCTGGGTAAACTAATACGAAGGGTATTTCTTTTTTAAGTAAGGCATCCCTTACGTCTTTGTGTGATGAAACTAAAATCTTATCAACATTTGGATCCTGAATGTTTCTCTCAATGTGCTGAATATAATTATCAGGAAAATGTTTCTTATCAAATTTTGAACTATCACTATCTAATACATTTTTTTCTGTATTATTGAAATAGGTTGTCTTCCCAACGCCTGGGAATGCAGAATAAACTTTTGTTTTCATATCTTTATTTTTTATGTGTTTGTTTTAATCAGTTTGGGAAATATCATCCCAAGAATATGTACCTGTTGTGTTAGTGGTATAATTGATATTACCTGTACCTTGTTTTTTAGGGTTAGGTACCATTTTATTACCCATAACACATCCACATATACCACTACCTCCGTTTGATGGGTTACAAGAACAGATAGTCCCATATGGTACTTCATCAGGTAACCTACCCAAATGATCCTCAATAGGTTTAGTACCACAAGGTATTGTTAATATATCACCAAAAGGGTACTTTGGTCTTTGTATCTCATCTACCTTTTCGTATGTTTGTAGGAACACATCTTCCTTACAAGGGTAGTACTCACCTTTAACACCTTTAATGATGTAATCTCCGATGGTTGCAATGTGTTCACCTTCTAATGTCTTAATGATTAACCCACCTTCAACTCTACCGTGATCAATGTAAAAGTGATTACCATCTACTGTCATTGTTTCATTTATAAATGTTTCGGATGTTAGGAAATCAAACATTTCTCTATGATTCCCACCAGTCCATTGTACTGCATCAATTACTACAGGTTTTTTTCTATATTTCATAATACTTAAATATTTTCGAATTCTTCCTTTACCAATTCTATTTCTTCTATCACTCTCTCAAGTTCTTTAGTTACCATTTCTTTGATATTATCTTTACCTTTAAAACTAACTTCCTCTTTTCTAATAAACCCACCTGGACGGGTAAATTCAATAGTTGCTTCCAACCCACAACTTTTAAGTGCTGATTCTAATTTATACTTTTGTCTTTCCAATTTATCAAGATTTTCCTTGATTTTTTTAGCCTGTTCAAATTTTTCAATCTCCATTTATCTTATCATTTAATTCAGTAATTTTTTCACCTACATACTTTTCAATTTCGTCTAAGGATGTTATGAATTTGTTCCTAAGTTCGTGAAACTTTTCATCCTTAATCTCTTCAAAACTAGAATAATGTTTAAAGCAATAATCGATACCTTCGTTATCCATTCTATACCTAACACTCTCAAAATTTTCTAATTCTTCGTATAAGTCATTGTTTTCCATATAACAATTATAAAGATTATATCTAACAATGTCAAATAAAAAAACCCACTTTTGGTGGGTTTTTTGTATTTATTTTTTCTTTGATTTTTCATTCTCTTCAACAAATTCTTCAGGTATTTTAGTGTCCTTCAAAAATTTGTTATGAGATGCCTTATAAGATTTTTGTGTTTCATCATTGGGATTTTCTGTGTATTGCCAATTCCAATATAAATCTTCATTTAATTTAAAACCATAGTAATCATGAACACCTTTTTGTGTTTCAACTACGTTAGAACCATTCCAGTTTTGTCCAACACAGATATAACCAGATTCAATGTCTTTAATTATATTAGACTCACCTAAAGTTGTGTGTCTGTTTTGTATCCAAGTTAATCTTTCGATTAAGTTCTGATAATACATATTTGTTTGTCCCCACCTAACTGATGAAAAGAATAAAACCACATCGGATTCAAATAACTCCTTACTAATTTTCCAAAGTTCATCTGAAGGTTCATTAATATTAACCCAACATCTGTGATGTCCTGATGGATTTTTAGTATCATCCTTTAACAATGCCTTAAGTAACCCACAAGAGTTACCTTCCGATCTGGAAACATTACCTTCACAAGGTAATATCTTTAGTTCTGTCACATCAATGAATGTTGACTTATCACCCAACTGTTCTTGTATATACATCGCCAACAACTTAGATTTAGGTATATCAATATTTTTAGGATCGAACTGATATCTATTAGAACATGATAATATTAAAACTTTATCTTTTTCTTTTAATACTTCAATAGTCTTCTTTAGTTTTTTGAACGTATCACTCATTGCGAACTTTTCAGATTCACCAATCACCCCCATAATGGATTTAATACGACTTATTTCTTCATTTAAGTTACCCATATATTAACTATAAATTATTTTTTCTAATTTAGACTTAGATGCCTTTATAATTTCCCCTTGATTATGTGGTCTTAATTGACTCATTTGTTTTGCAGTCGCCATAGAATATCTATTTTCATTTTCAAACCATTGTCCGTTTTTATAGACAAATATTGGATACCAATTGTATGAATAAACCACATAAACATTTCCCGATTTAAGGTATTCCGCATGAGTGTTACTTCCTTTAAATGGTATCCTATTACTAACTAATTGCCTACCCTCAGTATTGGAAGTTCTTACTTTTTTATTGGTTACATCTTTACGAACCAAATCAATAAGTTCGTCAGTTACACCGTAATTATCTAAGAACAGTTGGTATAACTCAAAAGCCTCCATACCGCTAATACCGAATGTATCAGTAATAAATTTTATAACACTATGATATGTAGATGATGGTTTGAATCCTTCTCTCTTTAGAGTTTTTATTATATACCTTTCAAACTTATCCTTCTTATTATCTACAGTTTCCTTTAATATTTTCTTAATTGTATCTTTCATAATCTCTACAAATTATCATCATTTCCATTCTTTTTTACAGAATTTTACTAATTCGTCTGTTCTACCTATTTTTATTACTGCCCCTGACTGTTCTTTACTATAAACCTTATTAGATTCCCATTTTTTTACTAAATTATCTTTCTCTTCCTTAGACAATTTAATTTCATCATATAAACTAATCGCATTAGATGGTTCTGCAACCACATTACCTTTTATTCTTTGGACTAATTTTTTTATACCCTGTGCAAAAGATCCCCCACCCAAATAAAGAGGTTTTTCAACTTTAACACACCCTACTCTATTATTATTATCTTTTAACCAACCACCAAAAACTTTTATGGTAGTGTCACCATAAACCATAAAATTTTTATCGCCAGGATCCACATAGTTACTATTGTCTTCAGTTTCCTTAGTATCTGTTTCAGTATCATCTTTAACTTCAGAAGACTCAAATAACATTAATTTTTTGATTCTTTCTAGTTCTTCATTTAAATTTTCCATATATAATAAGTCAATACTTATAAATACTACATAAAAATAAAAAATCCACACTTTCGTATGGATTTAATTAAGTTTATATGAGGTATTTTATCTTTTAATTCTTAATGTTTAAGAAAGTACCTGATCCACCAGCCATAGTGGTAGGTAGTGCACCATTCCAAGCAGAGGCTTTAATAAATTCAACATAAAGAGGTGTTAATTCTTTTTGTTTAATCTTCATTGCCAATGCTGCGGCGTTTGCGTTGATGATAGTTTTTGCGGAGTCACCTCTCGCAATTGCCATCTTTTCTTGTGCTTCTGCCCTAGCAACCAATGTTCTTTGTTCTGCCGCTTGAGCCTCTTGTACTGCCTTAGTTTTACCTTCAATAGCCTGTTGTAAAGATGTAGGTGGGATAATGTTAGTTCTTAATTGAGACACCTCAAACCATTGAGACACTCTCTTATTACACTCCACCACAATAGCCGCCTCAAACTGTTCTCTCTGATTAAAAATTGCATCTACTTCCCATCTGTTTGCAACATCATTAACTGAAGATACAATTGCATTTTTCAACCAACCTTGTTCAACCGCTTTGGTATCCAATCTCAGATTAACAAACATATCACCAATAGCATCTTCTCTCAAAGAATAGTTAAAGGATGGTTTAATTGTTGCTGCAAACCCACCTTTTGTGATAACAGTTTGTTCGTCATATTCGATGTGTTGTTGGTATAGTGGGAATTCTTTAACTTGTTCAGTCCAAGAGTTATACATTACCCATCCAGTTTTATACTGATAGTCAGATACACCTCTTTGTCCACCAGTTAGGTTTATCTTTAAACCTTTGTACCCAGTATCAATCCTCTCAATAGTAAAAGGTTGTACTATTGAAATGATAATAGACAGTAATAAAATACCTATTGGTTTAAATAACCATTTAAGTTGGAACTCATTCCATTGCCCACCAATCATTTGACTCTTTGTTTTATATGCAGTAAATCCTGCAAATACTAACCCTAAAATAAAAATACTAATTCCAATCATTTTTCTTCTTTTTTGTTTTTTAATAATACATTAACTGTTTTGTCTCCTAAAAATATAAGGGTAATAACCAACAATCCAAAACCTAAGAGTTGGATAAACCCATTTACTTCTCTACTTACGATGTACTCACCGTATAATGATGTGATTACGATAAACCCAATCCACATCATTAAAATTTTAAAATATCTCATATAAACTATTTAGAGTACAAAGATAGTGTTTTATTTTTAAAAAGACAAATTTTTAAATAAAAAAAATCCACATAGAAACTATATGGATTTAAAAAATAATATTTTTTTATTCTTAAGACACTTTGTATTTGTCTATAACTGACCATACGAAACCAATCGCAGTCATCAATCCACCTGTTACTTCAGTAACCAATGTCTCATCAAAATAACCTAACATAATTACTGCACCACCAACAGAAGTTAAGATGTGTCTAATAAGTCCCAAAATTTGTTCTTTACTCATAATAGTTTTTTTAGTTGTTTATTATTATATTATAAATATCATAAACTTAAATAATGTGATGACTATATTATAGATTCACATTATTTAAAGATCATCTACACACCATATTGGAGTTTTATCTCCAACATAACTACCTCTAACGTTGAAGTCAAAGAATTCTACTGCCTCTTCTTCGTTCATATCTTTACATAATATTTGAATACATTTAGATACAGAATAAATTAATCTAGGATTACCTAAACTATCTTCTACACCTATGATTGCCTCATCAAACCCATCTGCCTTAAGAATATCTTCTTCAGGATACCATTCTATAATTTTATCTATCATATTAATTGTTTACCGTAAATGTTTTTGTAAAAAGTATATCATTTTCTGATTTGAATGTGATGGTATATGTACCATTTTCTAAATCATTTAAATGTAATTGTTTAGAGTCATGTACAGGTATTTTAGGTATAGTTAATCCACTTGGAGATGATACCCCTATATATGAAACTCTACTATCTTCCCAAATAATTGTTGTGTCTGCATAGGTTCTACTATTATACCCATAGGCATCACAATCAGTTTTTTTTGTTGATGCACACGCACCTAAAGTTAATCCAATAACTAATAAAAGTGTTTTATTCATATATTCTATTTTTTAATTTTTTTTGTATGTTCTTAGTTGCTTTATGTAAATTAGATTTAGATGTCCCTTCACAAATACCTAATTTTTTAGCAATATCCTTATGTGACATATTTTCTATGTGATAACATTTAAATACCAAACTATACATAGGACTAAGTTTACTCATCTCAATTTCTATATCTAACAACATTTCTTCTTTATATCCTACATCGTCAATTACTTCCGCAGTCAAAACATCATCATACTCAACATTATATTTTACCTTTCTTAGAAAATCTATTGATGTGTTTTTAAAAATAACATGAAGATACCCCTTTAAATTTTTTGTATTATTTAAATATTCTGGGTGGGAGAATATTTTCATAAACCCTTTTTGAACTATATCGTCAATATCAAAACTATCTTTAACGTATTTTTTTACAGTTCCATAAGCCAAATTCTTATGTTCGTTATAAAATTTTAACTGAGAAAGACTACTACTATTAATTTCCTCCATACCTACTATTATTATTTTTAGACAAATATAAAGTTTTTTTTCCTAAAAAACAAAGTTATTTGAAAAAATATGTTTAATAAATGTTAATTACTTTTAACAGTAATATCCTCAATTCTCCTTTTAGCCTTCTCACCTAAAGGTATTGGGTTACCTCCTTCATCTATTTGAACAAAGGTTATGTTTGTCTTAAGAACTAAATCTTGTTTTCCTGTATAAACGTTATGTGCTCTGGCTTCCATATATAAAGTCATAGATGTTGTACCTACTTTAGTGGGTTTTGCATATATCTTAAGTAACTGACTTTCTTTGGCTGGACGTTCAAAATTACATTGATCAATACTTACTGTCACCATTCTAGGTGTATCACATAATTGCATTGCATATCCTGCGGCAGAGGCATCTATCCAAGCCAATAATTTTCCCCCGAATAGGTTCCCATGAAATCCTAAGTCGGATTTTTTAATCGGGTGTGTGTTAAGAATTTCCATATTTTTCTTTCATTTTTTTATAGTGTGTTCTACAGACAGGTAGGTAAGAATCATTACCACCTATCATAACTTTGTTACCATCAAAAACTGGCGTATCATTATTAAGTCTCATATTCATAGAGGCTTTATCCCCATATTTACATACAGTTTTTAACTCTTCTATCTCATCCGACCAAGTCATTAAATAAATTGATCCTTCAAACGGTTCTGCTTTAAAGTCTGATCTTAAACCGTATGATATTACATCACAATCTAATTCATCGACAATCTTAGTCAATTGCCAAACTTGATCTTTAGTTAAGAATTGTGCCTCGTCTACTAACACACAATCACAACCATAACAGTTCTCTACCACAAATTGGAATATGTTAGTAGTCTCATCAAAAACATTGGCTTCTCTACTTATACCTACACGTGATGCAACTTTTTTAGTTCCGTGTCTATTATCTAAACTAGATGTGAAAAGAATTACATTTTTTTCTCTCTCATCATAGTTATACGCAGTTTTCAATAAGTCTAATGATTTTCCAGCACCCATCGTTGAGTACCTAAAATATAATTTTGCCATCTACAATTTTATTACAATTATAGATATTTATTTTTATAAAATAAAGTATTTTGGGAATAGATTATATAGATATAGTAAAAAAAAGTGGGTTCGAAAGACTGTTTGAAAAATTATCTGATTTATTAGTAAATAAGTATACTTCTTTAGATGGTGATGATTTTTTAAATTTTTGTTTTCGTGATGGTAGTTGTCATAGAACGTCTATACACGTTAGTCAGAATTATTTACAAAATATATTAAGGTTCGATTCGAAGAGATTGATAACTGCATCTCATAAATTACCCGCATTAGTATTTGATAGTTTAAGAAAGGAATATAACGTACCTAACGATAATAATGGGGAATTGTTAACTATTTTTATGGTATACTATTTTTTCCCTAAATTATATAAAAAATATTATGAAACTTTAATGGGTGATAGTACAATAAATGAATCTATGGAATCTGATGTTAGTAAATACAAATTATCTAAAAACGATATTAGTAAACTAATGGAAGATTATGAGTATATGGGTTATGATCATGATTATGCAGTTGAGGCTTTAATAGATTTGGTTTCTTATCTGAATAATTTAAAATCACCATTAATCTTATACAGAATAATTTGTTCTGATTCTGAAGAAGAAATAAATTTATCTAAAGTGGGTTCACACTATTCTTTAAATAAACATAATCTTAAGAATAACCATTATAGAAAAGGTAGTATTGCAGGAGACTGTAGGGGTGAAAAGGTTTTCCTACTAACTGTGTCTGCAGAAAAGTTAATGGTAGATGTTATGGAAACATTATCTAATAACATATTGTATCCTCACGAAGAAGAAATTACACTTAAGAATAAAGGTGTCGGTGTAAAAATAATTAATGTAGAGGAATTATAATTTTTCCCAAGTTCCATTATTGAGTAAAATAAAAGAACCTACATATTCTTGTTTCCAATCATTTGGTGATATCATACTCAAAAATGTATTACCATTTTTTCTTTCATAAAGATGATAAGTCTCACCAACTATTGGTTGAAAGTTGTAATCGGAATCATAAACTAATTTAGTGTCAACGTATTTACTGACTAATGAATCATATTCTTTTTTTAATTCGGTTAATCTACTGTTGAAATACTTGTCTGCTTTTATACCCTCACTTTTATCCACAACAATGGGATCAAACTTTTGTGATCCCACTGTTGTTGGGTAGTTTTTTAGATTGGCATCAAATTTACCAGTCTCATCATTATAAACTATATTGTCAGGATATTTTTTTATCACAATAAATGAGGTTTAGACTCAACCATACCCGAAGGGGTTATCTCAACTACCTCAGATTTTATTTGGAAGTCTTTAATAGTATGAGATCCACTATAAGAAAGTGCTGACTTAACACCATCTGTTAATTTCTCTATAATGATATCAACACTACCTTTATAAGGTATTAATGTAGACTCACCTTCTACGTGTTTTGTTGATTGACCGTGAGACGATTTAGTTTCTAAACTAGCGGAACCTCTATATTTTTTACAAAGAAGTCCATCACCTTTCGTTATAATTTTACCTGGTGATTCTTTGGTGCCAGCCAATAGTGAACCTAACATTACACAATCTGCACCTATTGATAATGCCTTTGCGATGTCACCACTACTTCTGATACCACCATCTGCCATAATAGGTACTTTAGAACCCTGAACACAATCAATTATAGATGTTATATTGGGTACACCGTGTCCTGTTTGAATTCTGGTGGTACACAAACTACCACCACCAATACCAACTCTTAAACCATCCGCACCCCACTCACATAAATCAATTGCCGATTCTTCAGTAGAAATGTTACCTGCAATGATATCAACTTTAGGTGGTAGTGTTTCCCTCAAAGACTTTATCATATTTTTAACATTTATGTGGTGACCGTGAGCCACATCAATCAGAATAATATTTGCCCCACAACTTACCAATCGTTTAGCCCTTTCAATGTCAGACTCACTAACACCTACCGCTACCATAACAGGAATATCAGCAATTTCTGAATGCCAATCATCATACATAACACCCCATTCTTCATACATATGGTTATTAGTTATATATTCCAAAACTTTAGACACTTGTTCACATTGTTCATCAACAGTCATAAATCTATGGATACAACCTACACCACCTAATTCTACCATCTTAATAGCCATCTGATATTCACATACAGTGTCCATACAAGATGCAACATAAGGTCGTAATAAACCATATCTTTTACTAACCAATGTGGCTAAATTAATACTAGACCTAGTTTCTATTTCCGAGTACTTAGGTACTAACAGAATATCATCGTAAGTTAATGCTCTCTTCATTTTCTTTTATTTTTCTATTTAACATATTATAACCCAAAAAGTCTTCATACTTTTTGTTGTAAAGTTCAACATATTTTTTGGCAACCTTAAGTTGTTCTAAAGTTTCACAACTTTCAATAACCTTAACACATTTACTTTTTGCCTCCATTAGATCTATTATTTCCATTTTTTATTGTTTTTAAAAGTTTTTTAACGTCTGAACATATCTCATACTCCTCAATGGATTCAAAATACCCTAAACTTTTGGTTAGACTTGACCCCCAATCCTCTTTCCTTAATTCAGAAACCATAATAAAATTACTAACTGGGTTTATAATCCTAAATAAAACTATTTCATCTAACCCATCCTTTATTGATTTCTTAACACCTTCTATAATCAAAGTATGGATTAACCATTTTTGATTTTTTAGAAAATCTTTCTCATCTTCTTCATTGGAAAAATAAAAATCCCTCATAATGATAATAATATTTTTTTATAGATATCATATTTTTCATCACAATAAAACTCCGCAATAGTGTTGGACTGATCTTTATCATAACCAAAATTTTTTATTAATTCACCAATTATAGTTATTTTTAAATAAACTCTGTCTATGGAACAAGTCAACGAATGATCTTTATCATTAACTGTAATTAGGGAAGGTAGCCCTAATCTATCGACTTTGGTAGGGTAAAACTTTTCTAGGAACTTTTTTACTCTTTCACTTTTCAAAGGATTATTTTCCATAATTGTCTTATTTGAAACAAATATAGAAATAATATTTTACTTATCCAAATTTATATCGTTAATTATTTTGAATAATTTATAATCGTTCAACCCCAAATTATCTTTAATGTCTTTAATGTCTGAGTATTCATTCTCATACTTTTGTAAATACTGTTCATTCAATACTACTAACTCATCAAATAATGTGATGAAATCATAGAAGACTGATCTATCCCTAGTATTCTCCAAAATCTTTAAACTAGTTTCAATATCACCTCTATGAACTTTATCGATTAATAAATGTGTACTACTTTTTATTATATTAATTTTTAATCTATCTAACGCATTATCAATTCTATCCCTTAAATCCCACAACACTGATATTTTTTCTTTCATATCAGATAAGTATTGTGGGGTTAGTTCACCATTTTTATTGATGAATCTAATCACTGAATTTGTTATACCTTCATTTTCCATATTACAATAATACAAATTTTTATTAAAAAAATCAATAATCATTTCTTTTATTAAAAAATAATAGTATATTTGGCAATATTTATAAGATAAATGTTTTATGGAAAAGACTGTAAGTGAATTAATTTTAGAATTAAAGACTGTCCTAGAAAAAACACACGGTGATCAATTTACAAAATTTTACCTATGCAAATTTCCTGATGGAAAATGGGAAGGATTAATTGGTATTAAAGAAGGTGGTATTAGGAAAACTGGAAGTTACTACAGAATCAACGATGGTGTAGTAGAAGAAGAAATTGTAAATTTTTAACTATGAATATTTTTGTTTTAGATTACAACCCTAAGTCGTGTGCACAGATGCACTGTGATAAACACGTAGTGAAAATGATTTTAGAGACTGCCCAACTTTTATGTGGTGTTCACCATATGACTGACAGTCAATATACAATACCTTATAAACTATCACATAAAAATCACCCTTGCTCTATTTGGGCTAGGGAGTGTGTAGAAAACTATGTTTGGTTGTGTGATTTGGGTTTAGAGTTGTGTGAAGAATATACTTACCGTTATGGTAAGAAACATAAGTCACAAGAGATAATCGAATGGTGTCTTCTAAATATACCCAAAATTAAAGAGAATGGTACTGTCACAGATTTTAAATTGGCAATGCCTGACGAATGTAAAATAGATAATAACCCTATACTTTCATATAGGAAGTATTACATTGATTTTAAAAAGGATTTTGCTAAATGGAAAAATAGGGATGTTCCTAATTGGTTTACCCTTTCAGATGATTCATTAAAACACCACCAATTGATGTTGCTTTAATTGATAACCTATTGATGGTTTCATCGCTAAGGTTTGTTTTCTCACCTGTATAGTCTACACCTAATATACCAATAAACTTATCATCGATACTTTTTATTGCGAATAAATAACCTGATTTACAACTAGATTCTTCCGCAATATACTTTAACCCAAAGGTTGATATCGTTTCGTCTTTGAAATCGGTTATCTCTATAATGTTATTCTTTAATAGTTCATTTATTGATTTTGAGAATAGACTAACGGGTATATTTTGAAAATTATTTTGTATGGAACTTACATGAATATTAACTGTTTCATATATCATTGAGAATTTTGCCATCGATTTACCTGTCGGATAAAAATGTCCTCCGTTATGGAACTGTATCAACCAAACTCTATCGGCACTTATTTCTTCTCTAATTTCTTCTATTTTATGTGTTACAACCTCACCTAATTCTAGTGTATCTGCTACCATATCAGGTTTCTTTTTCTTATCCAACCAATTTTTAAATAATAGTATAGTAATTGGGCTGATAACACCTGTTATGAAAGCAATAATTAACTCCATCATAATTCCAAACTTTTTTATTATAAATATATGTTTCCTCGTAAAAGTCAGGATAAATGACAAAAAAAATGGGGGATAAATCCCCCACCTTTAACAAAACAAACAACTATATATTACAAAACTAACTCTGACATTCCCCACAACATTTTATTAACTTCAATGTTTTGATCGATTGAACGGATTGCTCTACTTCGAGATCTACGAAGATTACCGTTATCTTTTGGTGTAATGGTAAGGATTCCACCTTGAAGTACATTCTCCTGTACTCTATTGAATACACTCCACAAATCACTACCAGCGTCCTCAATTCTACGAACCTTAAGCATTTGATTCACATCAATCATTTTATCTTCACCCCAATAGTTGTCTGCAACCATCTTAGCGAAGTCGTATTGTTGTGCCATAGACATTTCTTTAGACATCATATCCTGAACTCTACCCACAACCATAGGGATTTTTTCTGTTGTCATATTAACAACCTTAAGGATGTCTTCTTTTTGAAACCCTTTGTGCATCACACGGAACTCATCGAAAGTCTTATCCGCAATAACCAATCCATTAGAACACACCAAACGGAATAAACCAACGTGAAACTTAAACGATGATGAACCATCATGTGAGTTCGTCAAAAGTATTTCTGGGTGTGTGTCCCCAATCTCTCTGGAGATGTTAATGTTATTTTCATTTCTGAAACGTAACATATGTTTCTTAAATGGCATCTTTGACTCATGTCCCTTACGAGAACGAGTTTGCATCGCCTGTGTGGGTAACCAACCCTGCTCACCTAACAAATCGATCACTTCCGTAGTAGGAATGAAACGATAAATGTTCGACAAATGGTTTGACGGTTCTTGTGTCAAAGCCGAAGGACAACGTTGTCCAATCTCATTAAAATTTAAGTAACTCATATCTTTTAGTTTTATATCTACAAATTTAGGGATCTTTTTCCAAACTGCCAAACATTTTACTATTTTTTTTTAATATTTATTTCATATATTTATTAATATGGACAAACTTACAAAATTTGAGGTAAAAATACTCTCCTACTTAGATAAAAAAATTGGGGATATTACAAATAAGGATCAAGTATTTAAAATACTTAGAGACGAATTTGGGTTAGATAAAACTGAGGTATTAGACTTATACAGGTTATGGTATTATAATAAAGGTGCAGGTGACTATGAAACAATTGAGGTAGATAGAGAGGGATCACTACTTAATTTTATAAATAATTTAACTTTATTAAATACTCCCGTAAGTGAATATATAGATGAATTATATGATAATGATAGTAAAAAATTAGATGCATTGGTTGGTGAGTGGTTTAATCTATGTGGAACCTATAAAACACCTTGTTTAGATTTTGAAAGTGATTCAGTAAAAATAAATTTAGATAGAGATGAGTGGGAAAAATATTTTTCTGGATTACATGAGGATGATTTATGGAAATATTATGAGGCGTTTAGTTCGTATAGTGACTCCTATGAAGAAATAGATTCTGATGAGTTTAATTATGTCCACACCAATGATGAAACGGTAGAACATTTAGAAACTTTAGCGATAATGTCAGGGTTATCTGAATGGCCAGGAAAAGATGATAAAAGGATAGAGGAGTCTGAAGTTAACGACTTTTTAGGAAAAGTTCTACCTAAAGAATACTACGAAAGAGTTGTGGATGACTATATAGGTGAGATGAGTATTGGGGTAACTAGGGCTAGACAAAATAATGTGAGGGAAACATATACAAATGAAATTAAATATGATACTAATAAAACTAGTTGTAGTTTTGGTAATTACTGTATAGAAATACCATATGATGAATTAATAGAAATAGTTAAAGAAAAAAATCTACTTAATCTTTCCGAATTAAAAGATGCGGAAATACAAACTGATGTTGATTTAGAAGGGACATATTACGATGTTTGGTTAGACAATGAAGGATATGCAGATGTAATAACAGAACTTAATAGATCTTTAGAGTGGGTAATAGAAAAAATTACTGAGGCAGAAGACATAGACTTAGAAGAATTAATACAGAATAGGAAAAATGTTTTAGATTTACTCAATAAGTTAGGGTTTAAAAAAATTACTGATACTTCACAAGGTGAATATTATGTGTCTAGAAATGGTATAGTATCATTATACACTAGCGATATAGACTTTAAAAACAATAAAGTTAAATTCACATACGATGATCAAACACATATAACACCCATAGAAAATTTAACTAATTGGGTTTCAGGTAGTGTATTAGATTTATTCGAAAGTGTCAGATTCAATAAAAAAGTTAAACTACTACAAGAAAGTTATAATCTAATCAACAAGATATCAATATTTGACTTCGATGGTACATTAATGAATACACCACATCCAGAAGAAGGTAAGAAACAATGGGAAGAATTTACTGGTAAAGTGTACCCACATATAGGATGGTGGAGTAAATATGAGTCTTTGGATGACTCAGTATTCGATATACAACCAATAGAATCTACTATTAATGATTATCTAAAAGAGAAATCTAATCCAGATACTTTAGTTATAATGTTAACAGGTAGAATACCACATCAGGCAGAACAAATAGAGGAGTTATTACTTTTACATAATATATCTTTTGATGAATACCACTATAAGGGTAATGGAGATACTTTATCCAGTAAAATTAATACCATTAAAAGTTTATTAAATAGATTCCCTAATGTTAAAGAAATTGAGATGTGGGAAGATAGAGAACCACACGCCATTGAATTTAAACAGTGGGGAGAAGAGAATGGTGTAAATTTAAAAGTTAATTTAGTCACTAGTAATGGGCAGATTATAAAAGGTGGGGTAAATGATTTAGTTAACGAGTCTATCGATAAAAAAAAAATTTTCTTCGATAAAATTTCAAAATTAATCAATCCACCTTATTTTTCTGACTTAGAATCTTTAGGTATACCACAATCTGAATGGTCAACAATACTTAGTGTTGTTTTTGGTAAAGAAGTACATTTGGATTTTTACCAACAATTTATTGAAGTTAGGGATAACAATAACGGTAAACTAACCTATAGAGAATGGCCTAACGGTGATTGGGCAGATTTCGATAAAGGTATTGAGAATCTACAGATACATACATGGGGTGATATAAATGAATCAGTTACCGATGACCTAATTGATAAGGTGGCAGCTAAATTAAAACCACCATACATTTATAATTTATTTTCTATGGGGTTTAACCATTCAGATTCTGAACTAATATTATCTAAACTATTCGAAGAAAAGATATACATATGGGATAATAGTGTACACAATAGTCATAATAATAGTGTCACCGAACCAACAGAATGGCGAATTGAGAATATGGGTGGTGATGTTTTCTATGTAGAGTTTGATGACGGTTACTTTCAGGATTGGAGGGATTAATTAATCTTCGGTGAAGGTAAATTTCTCAAATCAGAATAGTTTTCATAAAGGTACTCAATAACCATATCTTCGTTGGAGTAATACATATTCCATTTGTCATAATTAAAGAAGTCTGGTATGTACTCATCCTCATCATCATAATGACCATAGTCTACTAAGTTTTCACCTTCGGTAATATAATGTTCATTACACCAGTTGTAATATTCACTGTCAATCAATTCTCTATAAGAATCTTCAATATCACCCTCAACCTTAAAGGTTACTGTGAGTAATTTATCGGTGTCACAAAAAATTTCGTAAATTTCATCTATAATATAATCCATAACATATTTTTGAAAATAAATATGTTAAAACATCACAATGCGCAATTTTAAATTATATTTTTTTGAAATATCTATCATATGTTTGGATCCTTTACTCTTACCGTCCCAAAATATTATGGCGGCATCTGCGACTTTAGCCATCTCTTCGTTTCTCATATATCCAGCCTTATTACCAAACAAGTCCCACATCGCAGGATACTGTTCTAACTTAAGGTGTTTTTCATTTGCATACCATTCGCCCATCTTATCCGCACCATTTGCGGTACCAGATATTATAGTAACATCTTCTTGATTTTTGAGAATCGCATTTAATTTTTTCTTTAGTTTTTCGTAGTCATTAAAGTTCCTACTACCTGCGATTATTACTCTCATTTAATTCGATAAGTTTATCTAAATACTGTTTTGCCTTTTTTAAATCTTCGATACCGTTTTTTTGTTTCCACCTAGTAACATATTTAACAACGTTACCCTCAAAAAAATCTAATTTGTGTGAATAGGCATAGTCCCACATTTCTATACCCTTATTGTAGTGGGATGGGTGTACAACCCTTTCTTCAGGATTTATTGCTTTGTCCATATCTTTTTATACAAAAATAAGGATTTTTTCTTAAAATGTCAATATTACCAAAGAATGTGATATTCCTCACCGTTGTAATTGAAAACATCACTTGTTAAGTCACCGATGAAATATTCAGGACCATCTTTTTCTATTGCATCATTTATTAAATAATCTTCATCGTTTATTTCTAAAACGTTGTCGGCTATTGCCTCACCCATAGTTAAACCTAATTGAGAGACATATTCTTCAATATCGTAACTGTAATCTTCTTTTAACTTTTCTTTCCTAATGGACATATATAACTTTTTGAAATTTTCACCTTCATATTCGGATAAATCTTCGGTTACATCTTCTAATTCATCTACTAATGAATCATAATCTTTATAATATTGATTATATTCATACTCAGCCTCTTCTAATCTGTTTTCAATTTTATTTAGTTTATTTTCTAAATCTTCTAATTCACCCTCAAACTCTGTTGAGTAACTATCTTCATCATCACCATAATCTGTGATATCACCTAACCTTTCTATTTCTAGTTCAATAATCTTTTTTTCTTTCTCTAATTTATTGATGTTGTTATCTAACCCTAAAAAAGTTTTATCTATTCCTTTTTTAATTTCAGTCAATTCATCAAACGTATATTTTAAATCTTCGTATTCATCATATTTATCTATATTTTTTAAAAGATTTTCTTTTGATTCTGAATTAAATTTAGAATTACTAATTCCATATTCATATTCTTCTGTAGCAATTTCAGTTACATTATAATCTAAATATTGTTGATTAATTTCAACATAATCTATTAAATAACTATTACTAAAAAAATCCCATCCTTCATCATCTAATTTTTCACGAATTTTTATTTCTGCCTCTCTATGTACTGCATAAATGTCACCTATATAAAAAACATACCTAGTACTAAAACCTATTGAAGGTATTAACACTTTAAAAGAAGTAAGATTAGAAGTATATGTTGCAAATGGTTTTATAAAAATTGGGTCTACGTCAATAAATGACGAAAACGCTAATGTTTTATCGTCATACGATGAATAGTCCAAATTTGGAATAGTTATGTCGTTAACGTTCTTAAAATCTATATTTTGATTTTCTTTATCACTATAAATTAAAATAATTTTTTGTGTATCCTCAGGATCCGTATTAAAATTATTAACTAAATAGTTATAAAGTGGTTCCCATTCATCAGTTACCGAATTCTTCTTTAAATGATTTAATATCCTTAAATCTAATGGTGTTATGTTACTAAAATCTATTTCCATTTTATATCTTTATATCATATACCTTATTGTAAATTTATTAATAACGTCAACATCGTAATCTAAAATCTCTAAATCATCTGGTAGGTCATTCTCCCACTCACCTGTTTGTTCTTCAGATCTAACATCCGTAAACATAAACACCTTATCACCATACTTTTCAATAAAATCACTACCATTGTCAATTTTCGGAAAATCAGGTTTTTCTGTCATAATCATAAACCATTTATTTATAGTTTTGGTTACACTATTTACATCCTCATCATATTCACCATCACCACCACAATAACTACATTCTTCCTCAACAGATCCACTACCATCACATTCATCACATGTTTCCATTTCACCATCTTCGTCCTCAATTTGTCCTGATCCACCACAACTTGTACATGTTTCAGTTTCACTACCTCTACCGTGACAATCATCGCATGATATAGATTCAGTTTCACTATAGTAATCAAAACCTTCCTCAGCCATTTCCATAGTTATAAAAAATAGTCCATTACCGACATTTAGTTCCTCAGTTAAAAAATTTTTAACGTTTAAATTTATAATAAAAAGAAATAGTAACTCATTTATTTCTTCTTTATCTAAATTGAAAAAATCCACACCAAAAAATTTAGTGATTTTATTATATACTACACTTTCATCAAATACCACACCCCAGTCTGGGTAAACGTATTTTTTTACTTCGTTTTGAAGTTCGGGGTATTTTGTATTAAGTACGTTTAAGTATTTTCTATAAACCTTATTGTCTAAATAAGATAAATTACCCTCCGATTCATTTAATATTTGAGTTAACTTAATCATTTAATTTTTTGATTTTAACTGTTAAATCACCAGTACCTTTAATTACTCTGTGATACATCTCTTTAGGTATGAATATAGTTTCCGTAAGTGGGACAGGTAATTGATTATCCAATTGAACCATCCAATCCGTATACCCAACACTTTCAACAATTCTATCTTCTTTATCTCTGTGCCAAACCAATTCACTATTCTCTACATTATCAGAAAATTTACGAACATAGAAACCATTTATTTTATTTTCTTCAAATGGGAAATCCATAGTTATCTTTTCTTACGACCTTGACAATGTGCCCTCTGAGAGAATCCTTTTGGGTTATTACAATCTATGGAATTTTTATATTCTTTACTCCACTTTTCATTCATCATATCATTATCATCTATATTCATAGATAACTCCATTCCAGACTTTTTACTTTCATTCATTAAGAAATCAAATACTTGATCCATATTGTTTTTCGCTTCCGCAATATGATCTTGTGCCCAATCGTGTCCATTTTCTAAAACACCCTCAACCATTTCTGGATCCATATCTAATAATATATCGCATTGTCTTCTCATTTGTTGTAGATTTGAGAAGAACATATATCTATTACCTCTATCGTGATGTTCATTACCTTGTACATTAATTTGATCCATAGTTTTTCTAACCATGTTTTTAATGTCTTCTTCTGTTAATTTAACTATTCTTTTCATAATATTAATTTTTTATTTTTATTTACCACCAAGTTCCTCCACCCGACAATCCTAATTGTTTAGCGTATCTAGGTAACCTACAACTCCAATATCCTGGAGTACATTTATCATTTTTCTGACTACAGTTATGTCTATCTGCAAACGCCTTCCTAGCCTTAGGGTCTCTAAGTTTTACTGCCAAATTACCTCCACCAGATTTTGCCCCAAAAGAAACTTTTTTAACCTTTCCATTACACATCACGTACACATAAAACTTTTTAGTACCACCTCTTTTAGGTTTACTTAAGTCAACAGTTTTACCTTTATATTCCGCCTCATTTATTTCCATATACTCATTTGGTATATCCAACCAAACCTTTCTACCCTCATAGATACCTTGTTTACCAATGTCGGTTCTTATAATCTCTTCATCACTAAATGATAAATCAATTTTACCTTTGGTGTGTAATTCTCTTACTTCGTTTATTAAGTTAAAGAAAGATTCACTACCATATCTATAAACTGATTCGGTTAATGGTATTTCATTATCTATATGATATTTTAAACCTTCACTAATGATAGTTCTGTTTTCAGTAATTAACATTCTATCGTAGTTTAAGGATTCATTCTTTTTAGATTTATAGTTTTTAATTTTGATAGGGCTAGGAGATTGTCCTTTACCTGACTTACCATCATTTTTTTCTTTTTCTCTCTTACGTCTACACGCAGAATCTTTAGACTCCTGACTCATATTTGCAGCAACACTCTTTGCCCTACAAACTGGGTAACCACCTTTATCAGAATCACCTCTACCACACTCAGGATGTCCACCACCTTCTTTTTTTCTACATATGTTAACCCAAGGTCCTTGTGGTTGTTTAGTACCCTTACCCTTTTTTTTAGTACCAAACCAAACTGCCAAATCTTCATCTAATCTTTCCGCAACTTCTATATCGTCAAAATTATATGATTCATTTGTTTTACCTGAACAGTAACTACCACTACATCTTTTATTACCATCTAACCCAGCAATTTTACCTTTACATACTTGTACCGCATAACCATTAGCATATGCGGAAGGATAGACATCGTATTTAGATTTTGCTGCACTTACACCTCTAGCACACAGTTTATTCTTTTTCTTTTTTGCCTCATTAATTTCATCACTATTTTCTTCACCACCCAATTCTTTATGACTACTAGGCATTATAGAGATACCGTATTTATTTAAAACCTTTTCCAATAGTAACGGTATTGCCATCGACACTGCACCCATACCCATAACGGCAACTATTTTCGCAATATCCTTAGATTGTGCCTTAAGAAGTTTTATTTCATTCTCACTTACTTCTTTTCCTGTTATAAGTTTCTGTAATACCTTAAGTAACTCAATAGTCTCACTTTTTTCTCTTTTTGCAATACCAACAAAAGTTTTCCAAGAGTTTTTCATCTCCTCACTTTTGTTATTAACATAAGATTTAATTTTTCCACCAAACTCATTAACCACTTTAGGTTCTTCATCCGAAAATAAACCAGTAGACTTACCGTCATGTCTCATTTCTGATAGTAATCTTTTATATTGACTCACATTCAATTTTATCTTCATTTTTTTATATTTAATCTGTTCTATAAATATAATAAGTTACCCCATTATAGTATTGTTCATTTTCACTACCGTCATAACCAGATAGTGTATTACCTCTGTCTTCATTTTCTGCAAGGTATCTTTCTAATCCAGACTCATCGAAAGTACAATAATAATCTACCGCCTCTTTAAAACTTAACCCTAAATTATCTATAAAATAATCTACACCATCATTATCAATCTCACCAATAATATCGTCTACCATTGAATCATATAACTCTGTTCTCGCAGTGTCGAATAGTTCTCTTAACTCATCTCCCAGTCCTTCATAATCACTTTGTTTGTCTGAAAGTTCTCGTTCTAAGTCATCAATCTCTTCTTTTAATTCTTCGTATTCCTCAGTACCAAAAAAATCCTCATCGTCATCTACCCTCTCATCTAATTCGTCTTGTTTTTCTTCTATAAGATTATCTAACTCATCGATTCTTTCCTCTAATAATGCCATCCTATCTTCATACGATTCCCTACTATCATATCCTGCGTCCGATATTACATCTTCTTCACTCATATCATCTATTCTATAGTCCGCAGTTTCTTCTGCATACTGTCGCACACTATAATCATCTAATTCTATGAAATCATCAACTGTATATCTATCTATATTGTCTATCCCACCAACTTCGTCAACATACCCTTCAAAATAGTCTTCCATCGCACTACTAACTTCATCGTCATCACCTATCGCATATGCCTCATCTGAAGTTAAATCCCTATAAGTATTTAAACCATGATGACTACCTTCTTCTTCTATTAAGATTGGTGGTATATCTAAAAACATTGACAATGCAACTAGTTCATCATCATATGAGGAAGTATCGTCCACACCTTCTAAATCTGCGTCAGTTAAACTATCATAATTACCTGATTCATCATAATGATTAGTATATAGATGAAGTATCTCTATTTTAGAATCCGTATCATCTATAGATAATTCTCTAGTTAATAAGTCCCAAACTACACTAGCATCTTCACCTTCACCCAACTTTTTATTAAGTAACTTTAAAACCCTCACATAAAAAGGTGTAATTCTGCTTTCTAATATTAATCTTTTCATTTAATAATCTATTTTAATCATATAATATGGATTATCTCCACCGTATCTATATACCTGCCCATAATCACTCAATTGGTCAAAATGTACGTCTCCTGACTCATCATCTACAAAATTATCCCAATCAAACTCAACATAACTCGGTATGTTATTTATTTCAATTTTTCCACCATCAGTTGTTTCGATGTTACCTCTTTCTAATAAATATTCAAAAACATCTCCTAGTTCATCATAATATTGATTATATAAAAACTCAATAGTATATTTTCTTAATTCTTTTATTATTTCACCGTCTTCCGATGAATTTTCATATCTATTAATTAAATCAACTATAAAAGGTTTAGTAGACCTTTTCATATATCCCAATATTTGTTCGTCACTCATTTCAGATTCTCTTTCTATTGACATCTCATCCGCCAACTTTTCTTTATCCCAATCAGGAATATATAAATAATTTATATATTCTTCTTCACCTATACTACTTATAATCTCATCCGCATCATAGAAACGATCACGAAGATGTTCTTTAGTCGCATTAATCATATCCTGATAATCCCCAATACAATAAAAATTTTCTTCCTCACGTACATAATATATTGGTAAACCATAATATAGTGTGGTTTCTTTTAAAATTAGGAATGGTGAGGTTTTAAAATAATTAGATAGTACAATAACTTCATACTCAAACATAGACTTTAATTTATCCTCAGATAACTTTACTATAGTATCTACATTTTCATAATTACCCTCTGGTGTATAATTCACAATAAAGGTATTGAATATATCTATTATCTCAGAATAATCTGAGGTAATGAATTCTTCTACAAAATCAAACGTTGGTATGTAGATATCATTTATCTTATCAACAGAACCATCAAAAGGAAATAACGAATCAGGTTTTTTTTCTAATTTACCTATGACGTGTTTTTGGATAGTGTTCATTACTTTCCTTACACCCCTTACATCTATCTCTTCTTTTATTATTTGACTAAATTTCATTATTGTCCTTTACATTTTACTAATAAATATTAATTTTTAAGTAATTATCCATATTTAATAATAAAAAACGCAAATGTTAGTAGTAAAAATTAAAAACGGCAACATCGAAAGGGGTTTGAAGGAATTAAAAGGTAAATTCATAAAAACCAAAATAGGTAAAGAATGTAAAGACAGAGAAGAATATTTAAAAGAATCTGTTAGAAAAAGAGAAGAAAAAATTAAGGCAATATATAATCAGAAAATAAAAGATCAAAACAAATAATATGAACAAAGAAGTTTTATCGTTATTAAACGAACAAATTTGGTTAGAGAATACGGCATCGTATTTCTACCTAAACCTATGTAGGAAATTTAGTGAAAACCGTTATGGTGGTATTTCTAAATTCTTTTTAAATCAATCTAATGAAGAAAGAGAACACGCAATCAAACTGTTCGAATATATATTAGAACAAGAGGCTGAACCAATAGTACCTAATTACAATTATATGGATGATGAAGATTTAGAATTTAATATTCTTTCCTTATTTGAGATGTCTTTATCTAATGAAAGAAAAGTTACTAATTCAATTAATAAGATTATTAGTAAATGTAAAGAAGTTGGTGATTACACAACAGAAAACTTCTTACAATGGTTTGTCACTGAACAAAGAGAAGAAGAAAATAAATTTAAGGAGATTATTGACAACTTAAAAATTATTGGTGACAGTAGGATTGGTTTATATGAAATAAATAAATCATTAAACGTTACTAAAACAATCTAAGAAATTTTAACATATATGTAGATAGTTTCAAGGGATTCTACGAATTTAATTTCACCTAAGAATCCCTTTTTTAACGCCAAAAATTTGTGGATGTCATATATTCTATCGAAATTTGACATAAGTTCTTCCTCTTTGGTTTTACCAAGATAGAATAGGACACACCCCTTTTTTTCCTTAGTTCCCATCTCCCCATATTTTAATAATAAATATCTGGGAGAATGGGAATATTAATATATTTTATCTATAAATTTTCTATGCCCTAGCGTCTGGATAATCATAGTCATACCCATCTATCTCATCCTCTGGGGCTTCCATTCTAACATTATCTAAATCAGGTAAATTTTCAAGTTCCATTCTAACATTGCGGAATCTAGGCCTTTCTTCAACTACATTCATTTCCATTGGTTCATCATATCGGTTTTCGACTGGTGCTAAGAATCCAAATGATTTACTATTTTTTGACGTATCATCATCTGTTACATTAACTAACATACTTCTATTCATCATATCTAAAGTTATGAAATTATTTATCTTACTTTCATAAGTTTTCTTCAGATGTAACATATTAACATAATTTACAAAAATAGATGAGATTATATTATGATACTCACTAGTCTCTTTATTACAGTACGATAATATTTGCACTTGTTTAAATACTGAATCCTCTACCAATCTTAACTCTAAACCTGACATATTATTTGGTGTTACTATTAAGAAAAGTTTAGTATTACCTCCCTCTATTTTACCTTTATAATTTTGTCCAGGATTGTTCATACAATTTTTTAGTTTATTACCTGCCCACTGTAAATCTAACTCAGTAATCAACTCTTTTATCTTCACACCCTCAGGTAAAGTTAAATCACTAAAATCTAAAGGTTCGTAAAGGTTAACGCAGTATTTTTCTTTTTCTTTCCTAATACCCTCAACGATACTGTCATAAGTAACCTTATAGAATTTATTAACGGTATTTAAGAAATTTGCAACTAATTCTGAAACCCATTCACCATCATTACTATAAACTCTTTTAATTTCTCTAGTTAAATTTAAAGATTCTTGTAGGTTTAACCTATTCTTTGCAATATACGGTACTACCCATCTATCTTTATCCATAAAAGATTCCAACTCTTTAACGTGTGAAGAATCAAAATCACAGTTATAGAAGTTATTGTCTACTAAAGAAATAACTTTACATAGGTAATAATCCCCCATCACTACTTTCTCCGCCTTAGCCTTTAACTTTTTATTTGTTTTACCCTTAACTATGTTATAGGCGTTCATAAATGTTAATGGGTTAAAACTAACACCGAATAAAACTTTATTAATTTCCACATCTAAATTAACATATTTTTTAGGTGTGAGTGTCCACATTATATCGTTGTTCTTAGCCCACATACTTAATACCTCTGTAGGTATATTCGCATTTGGGTTCAACCAATTGGCTATGTGATCCGCACCATCAACTTGTTTAACACCGTTTCTTAAATTCCATACACTTTTCTTATGATCGAAGAACTTAGTTAATTTAAAGTATTCTCTTATTTTACTGTAGTATGTGAAATACATTTCTTTATACTTTGTACTAAAATATAAACCAAAATGTTTAGGACTTAGACTGATTATGTTTTCCAACAATAACGGTTGTGATAACAAATTCATAGACTCCTCAACATTGCAATAACATTTAAGTTCATCTAATTTTTTAAACAATCTAATGGCAGTATGTGCGGGAGTATAAATCGCAGTAACCTCCAATTGTTTGTTATTAAGAAAATTCTCAAAAGATTCCGTATAACATAAACTGTTATTTTCTAAATCAATTCCAACCTGGCAACAGTTAAAGTCAAACCCATTAAGTACATAACTATAACCAACGTTTTGTCTAGCCGAACTTATAAAAATTCTATTCAGATAGTCTTCTCTTTCTACTGATACTATTTGGTAATTACTTCCATGATCATAAGATAATTTAGTAACCATATAACCATCACCCTCAATGATTAATTTATTCGATCTTATTGGCGTGGTTGGGTTACGGAATAACATCGAATCAGTATCGTCAATAAAAATATCTAAGTCATTGATAGGGTATTCTCCGCCCCACACATAAGACATTAATGTGTTAGCAACCGCCCCACCAGATAAAAATCCTTTGTTAGGGATATCACCGTACTTAGATAAATCATTAAGGATTCTCTCTACAATGTTTTTTTCTTTTAAGATATTACAATTCATATTATTTATTTTAATAGTTCAAATATATGCCATACGAAATATCCATCAATATATGTAGTGATGTATTTCATATTATCGTCAAGATCCCAACCAGTTCCTACAATACAGATATGTCTTTCTTCTAATTCATCGTTAGGGTTTACCAAAGCCCAAAGAGTCGGGGTTTCATTCTGTAATTTTACTGTTAGGATTTCTGCACCTTTAGGTAATTTTAAAGTACAGTCCTGTGAAGTTAACGGGTATTTGTATATTGTTTTCATATTATTTATTTTTATAGTTTTTATAAAGGAAATATGATGGTATTACTATACCTAAGAATACAATTATATAAAAAATAATTGGGAAAATCAAAAGTATTGCGATGATACTAAAAAAAACTAATACTGCAACCAAACTAAATGTTTTAATTTGACCCCTATCCATTTCATCAAAATCGAAATTAAACATATTCTTCATAAGTGTCCCTTAAATATTTTGAAACTTCTTCACATATTTCTTTCTCACTAATACCTCCAATAAACATAGTTATAACCATTTCTGTAACAGTCGCACCCATTTCATCAAACTCATCCTCAAATGGATTATCATCAAACTCATCAAACTGAGAAGATAAACCAGCCCCATATGTCTCACTTATAATTGGTTTCACCGCAGTTTTTTTGTGAACATATTTAGTTACACCTAATTTATTTATTAGTCGTATACCAGCCTTCAAAGAATCCTCAACCTCACTTATAACCACATATTCGGAATCACTATGTTGTCTGTAATAACCACAACCTAAATTCAAACAGTTAAAGTCATATTTTTTTGCTAACTGATTAACATCTGTAAATGGATCAATACTAAATTTATTATATCCCGATTCATTCAACACACCTTTTATCTCATTTTTGAAATCTTCATCGAATAATTTAACACCACTACAAACTTCCGATATCCAGTTTGATGATGGTGCATCGAATTGGATTGCGTATCCCACATTTTCAAAGAATTTATCATCAGATTCTTTAGAACCTAACATACCAATTTCTTCCTCAACAAAAAAGGCACCTTTTAATTTATCAAAGTTTTTGAATAATTCTAAACAAACATAGACACCACATTTGTCATCACCACCAATACCAGTTTGTTTATCCGTTTCTGGATGGTGTGCAGTTAACCAACCTAAATTATCTTCTTTGATGGTTAATCTAACTTTATTTTCAATTAGGGTTCTATGTGATCTGTGTACTGTGTCCATATGGGAAACTACACATGGGAAATATTCATCCGTAGAATCTAACATACCCTTAGTGAGATAAATATTACCCTTTTTATCGGTGTAATAATCAATACCATAAGTTTTTGCGTATTCTATAATGTAATCTCTAACCATACTTTCATCACCAGATATTGATGGTAAGGACAAAACTTCTTTCAAAAAATCTAAATTCATATGTTATATTTTCTACAAATATACACAATATTTCCCAAACTACCAAATTTTTAGTGTGAAATATTTACAATTAAAAAAAATAGATGATATTTATAATATAATAATACTATAAAAAACATTAGAAATTATGGGATGCGGATGTAAAAACAAAAAACCAGTTGCTAAACCAGTAACTCAAAGTAGTAACCAAACCACTACACAACCAACCACACAAAACAATAACGGTAAATAACGTTTAATTACGTTAATTGATTTGCGGGCCCTCTAGTTGGACTTACTCCCCACGGTGTACTATCTATAGGGTTCGCAGGTCCTCTACCAACATCGGTAAGAGGCCAAACTGTAGAAGATCCTCCAGCTGGTGCATCACCACCCGCAGTTTCTTCTTCGTCTAATATTTCGTCAGGGTATACATCAGTATAATCATCTACACCGATACCGTATTCGGTAACAACAAAACCATAGTTACCTTCTTTATCATAATAACCTAAGTATATACCTTTATCATCGTAGGCAATAGTTTCATATTCCTTACTATCAAAACTTAACCTCTTAGGATTATTATCAACCCACTTAAGTATCATCCGATACCATTTCTTAGGATCTTCAACGGTTTCACCAAATTCTCTTAGTAAAACTTTTTTATATTGACTTTCAGTTATTATTATTTTCATATTTTTAATTTTACTCTATCCTCTACTTCTTCCTCATCACTCCAATCTACATCTCTAACACTATCTAATGTCATCTCCTCCATTATTTCTGCGTCTGAAGGTAAATCAAAATCTAAATCAGGATCTTGAAAATCTAAAGAATTATTATTTAAATACATTATTTCATATGTACCATCAGAAACCTTTTCTATTGCGTCTTGTGGCGATGTGGCAGTAACTTCTACAAAACCCTCAATATATGTTCTGCAAGATATTACAGTTGGCATAACTACTTTTAATGTATAAGTACCAACAAAATCTATTGGTGTCCCTATTAAACTATCATACTCTGAAATAGGTAATGGTAAGAATTTATTTTTATAATTATAAAGAAGGATTTTAGTTTCGTGATCAGATAACCCTAAATCCCCTTTAATTGTTTTTTTCATTTCCTCATCCGATAAGTTCTTCTTACCTAATAACTTAAATGTCCTAATCATATATTGTTGAAAAGAATCACCTAACGTACCGTAGTTTTTGTCTTCAGTAAGTAATCTATTGTATTGATTTTCTGTTAATTTAATTTTCATAATTATCCGTTAAAAGAAATATTATCTAAATTAAAATCTAATTCATCCAAATTATCGTAGTCATAATCATAATTTCTTTCCCATTGGATATCACCACCATCGTAGTCTATTTCACCATTTTCATACTCGATTTCTACATCACCGTCCTCAATCCTTTTTTGGAAGTCATCGTAATTAGTTGCATATGCCGATACTGAACCATTACCCCAACCACTTAGATATCCCGACCAATTTACTGAATGAGGGTGATTCATCTTACCGTAATATTCTAAAGGTAATCCCACTAAAGATTTCCAATCTACTGTATTTTCAATAACACTCCATAATACTGAACAATAATTGTGTGTCAATAGTATAACCTCATCGTTTTGATATCCAGTTATTGTTCTAATTTCTTCCGCAATTTTTTTAAAGTTATCAGATTCTAAAGGGGATTTATATGATAGATATTTATTATTAGGTTGGAAATTTTTATTTTTCAACATCATAAATATTTTTGCGATAACAGGAGTGACTTTGTTATCTATATTAGCAAAATCCACATCACCATCTAAAAATTCTTTATCATCTTCTTTTAGTAATCTTTTGTATTGACTTTCTGTTAACCTAATCTTCATTTTAATTACTTTCTTCTTCTTTTTTATCGTCTTTTCTATGAGTACCAATAGTTTTAATAACCCCTAAGAATTTACCACCAAAGGTATATCCCGCAAAAAGAACCATTGCGTATTCAAGTGCGTCAATAATAATTTTAAATTTTTCAATGTCTAACTGAGTAGTCTTATTCATACCAGCAACCAATAATACGCCCAATGTAACATAGTACGCAATAATAGCCCATAGTAAATAAATTCTACTCTGAGAGAACATTCCGTTTTCCGTTAGAATGTCTTTAAAAATTTTCATAATTTTTTGTATTAATTTTCTCACACAAAAAAACTTTATTATTGTTATCTATCTATAAATATTCTATAAAATAAAAAAACCCACTGTTGTGGGTTTTATTTTAAAGTACTTCTTTTATCTTATCACTTATTGTTTGTTCGGTGAGTACACCACTGTTTCTCCAAACAGGTACACCTTCCTTAAATAGTACTAATGTGGGAATACTTCTTATTTGGTATTTAACTGCCAAATCTCTTTCTTCGTCCACATTAACTTTAACAACCTCTAAGTTTTCATTATTACTTTTTACTTGTTCGATCACTGGGTTCATCATTTTACAGGGACCACACCAAGCCGCCCAAAAATCTACCAAAACTGGTTTGTCAGATTTCAAAATTTCTTCTAAATTCATTTTCTTTTTTTTATCTTTTTATTATTATATAAATATGAAGGGGGGATACAAAATGTACCCCCCCTTTCAATAAAAATTTAAGAGAATTAGGCTTTCTCACCTACCCACTTAACTACAGAATTAAGTCCATAAATCTGAGTTATCTTTTGAACAAATCTTTTAGGATTTTTTCTAATGTAACTTAATGATTCTGTAGGGACATTTGTTTTAGAGGGTCCGAATAGAGAAAGTAATTCCTCTTCTCTGTTTTTAACTGCCTTTTGTGACACTTTTTTAACGTTTTTCATAATGTGATTATTAATTTTTTATAATATTAATGAAAAAAAATGGTAATGTCAATACCCCTGTTAAAATTAATCTACGTTAATAATCTCAATATCAAAGATTAATTTTTTTCCCGCCATAGGATGGTTAGCATCAATTGTGACACCTTCCTCACTGATGTTAGTAACAGTTACAACCATAGTCCCTCTATCACTTTCAGATTGTAATACATCACCAACTGTGATGTTTTCAGGGAATCTTTCTTTTTCTAAGGTAGTCACTAAACCGTCTAAGTATTCACCATACGCATCAGATGGTTCGATCTCTACAGTAACTTTATCTCCAACATTTTTATCTAAAATACCTCTTTCAAAACCAGGAATTAAATTACCTTGACCTAAAATAGTTCTTAGTGGTTCTCTTCCTTCACTTAGAGAAGAATCAAATACTGTTCCGTCCTCTAATCTTCCAGTGTAATGGACTGTTACACTCTTGTTTAATTCAACTTTATTCATATTTTTTTTTATTTAATTATATAAAATTTCACCACATAGTAAAGTATTTTATAGTTTTATTTCGAACCTATCTTTCATTATTTGAATTTTATCTTCAGGAACACCGTGTTCATTTATACCTTCGTGTCTATTCTCTACAATGATTGAGAACACTTTATACCCATATTGTTTTGCCAACTCATAATAACGTTCCATTTCCCACTCCTGTGTGAATGTATTAGAAACTGCAATCTCTCTGTAGAAGTTATCATTAACCAACGAATCCTTCATATATGTTTCGACAGTATCCTGACAGAATTTATGTGCATCTTTGATTTTGGTAAAATCAAAATTATACTCCCCAGTTTCTTTATCGACAAAATATTTGTCTGCCTCACAAACTAAGAAATCTTCTCCCACTAATCTTTTAGCGAATGTAGATTTACCTGAACCAGGTACACCTCTTACAATATATAGAACTTTTTCACTCATCGTTTTAAAACTATATAACTTATTATAAAAAATAAAATTAGAAATAAAACTGGTATCCACAGAGGACTTGTGATCCACCACCAACTCCAATCGATATGGTTTGTCAATTTTAAAACCATAAAAATAAGGAAAAGAACCATCCCGATTCCAATTCCACTAGAACTACTTTCTTTACTCATATATATTAATTTAATTTAAATTCTTTTTTCGTGATGATCCTTTGGTAAGGATAATTTTTTAATAGGTTGGTTTTTAACGATAGATAAAACCTCGTCCAAAGATATTGGGTGTAAGTTGTTACCATCTACTCCAACATCTAATGATTTACCCTCACCCAATCGTAAATTAGGTGGTAAGTGTACGTGACCGTGTAAATGAATTACACCATCATTCATACTGTCCCAAGACGCAATAGGGTAGTGCATACACACAAAGGAGTATTTATCCATTTGTCCTTTACCAACAATAGATGGGCGACGAATATCTAAAAACAAATAATCATGTGTAGAACTGAAGATATCCTTTATGTCTTCTTTATTATTACGGATATGGTGATCGTGATTACCATACGTTAAATGAATGTTCTTACAGACAATACGATTACGGAATTCAGAAATTTTTTCAAACCCACCAAAACTCCAATCCCCTAAATGGACTAACACATCATTTTCACCAACAACTTCATTAATATTATTCACCAATGCATCATTCATCTGACTAAGAGACTTAAACTT